ATTAGATATGAAAGCTTTACTTGAGGGAGACACGTGTTTAGCATGTGAAGGCTAATATGAAAGGTAGGATAGCAATATTCCTGCACCACCCTAAATGCTCAGTACAATCTGCAAATGGTATAATAAAGGCTCTAACGCCCAATTATACCTTTAAAATATTTACTAGACATGAATTAGAAGATAGTTTTTTTGATGATATAGATTTAGTTGTCTTTCCCGGTGGCATAGGTGATTCTGATTCGTATGAGTATTTACTAAAAGAAAATGTAGAATCAGTTAGAAAATTTGTTAAACGAGGTGGTAAATATCTTGGCATATGTATGGGTGCCTATTGGGCAGGTCACCATTACTTTAATTTGCTAGAAGGTATAAAAGATGTACAATATATAAAAAGACCAAAGACTGATATTAAAAGGTCATATTCTACTGCCGCAAAAATAAATTGGGCAGGTAAAGAAGAAAGAATGTTTTTTTATGATGGCCCTACATTTCTCGGAGATAAAAATAAATTTCAAACTATAGCAACTTATGCTAACGGTGATCCAATGGCAATTATTCAAAAAGGAATAGGATTGATAGGTTGCCATTTGGAAAGTGAACATTATTGGTATGAGCAAAACTATTTAAAAAAATATTGGCACAAGAATACTCATCATACCTTATTACTAAATTTTGTAAATAAATTAATGGAGAACTAATATGATAGTATTAGAATTATTGATAGGCGGATTCTTTTCTGCACTAGGTTGGTGGGGAGCAAACCATTATGTGGTCGACGTATACTTAGAACCTAAAACAAAAATAGAGAAAACGGAGAAAGAAGTAAATGAAAAATAAAAATTTAATTTGCAGAAAAGGTGACAAGTAATGGCACACTTAGTTGCAAACATACCGCCAATCCATTGCTATATCCGTAAAGAATTTCTCTATGATTTTAAATCTGGCTACGGAGAATATGAACCTTGTATATGGGTTTCAATCAAAAGTATTCGAGGACAAGCATTTAGAATAGAATCTTACTTACCAAATTATGGCGCGCTTTATGACAAATTACCTCTTCATGCGTTTGTGTCACGCACAGAAAATATTGACTCTAAAAAGTTTTTACCTTTAGATACATTGCAAATTTGGGATTGCTTTAGTTACGATTTTTCTGTAATTCAAAAATCATTCTTGAGAAATTTATCTGCCAAGTTTTATGCCAAAGACAAACAATTTTATCAAGGTAATTATTTGTTTACAGTAGACCATTCTGCTCCTGACTTAAATATTATAGACACAAGTTATGCAGAGTGGCCAGAGGATCACAAAAGTTTTAATTTTATAGAATTAGATAATGGTCAGTATGCAGCACAACCAAACAATCGTTGTTTATTTTTAGATGCGGCAAGCAATCCAAAACAAATGAAGTTTCCCGACTTTAAAGTTTGCACCAAGAAATATGTCGTTGAGCAAAATCCAAAATGGGCACTAGGGGACACCGATACAGTAATGTACGAAAAAGAACAAGAAATAACTAAGGAAAGTAATGACAAAAACAAAAAGTAAATTAACAGATGAAAGAAGTTCATTTAAACCGTTTAATTACCCCTGGGCATACGACGCATGGTTAAAACACGAGCAATCTCATTGGCTCCATACGGAGGTACCTATGTTGGAGGACGTCAAGGATTGGAAGAAAAAATTAACCGAACCAGAGAAACAGTTCTTGACGAATATCTTCCGGTTCTTTACGCAGGGAGACGTGGACGTAGCTGGAGGTTATGTGAAGAATTACCTTCCATACTTCCCACAACCAGAAGTGAGAATGATGCTTGCAGGGTTTGCAGCGAGAGAGGCTCTACATATTGCTGCCTATTCTCACCTTATCGAAACACTTGGTATGCCTGAATCTACTTATAGTGAATTTTCAGAATATACAGAAATGAAGGATAAGCATGATTATGTACTTAGTATTAGCTCACAGAATGGCGATAGGGCTTCTACTGCTACTCACATTGCAGTATTTAGCGCTTTCACCGAAGGGATGCAATTATTCAGTTCCTTTATCATGTTACTTAACTTCGCACGTCATGGTAAAATGAAAGGCATGGGACAAATTATTACTTGGTCTATTGTAGATGAAACACAACATGCTGAGTCAATGATTAAATTGTTCCGTACTTATATAGAAGAAAACAAGGAGATATGGAACGATGAGCTTAAAGGGAAGATATACTCGATTGCGGAGAAGATGGTTGATCTGGAAGATAAGTTTATTGAACTTGCTTTCAAATCTGGCGCTATTCAGGGCCTAAGTGAAAATGATGTTAAAGAATATATTCGCTACATTACTGATAGAAGACTAATTAGTCTTGGTCTTAAAGGTATTTTTAAACGTAAAAAGAATCCTTTACCATGGGTAGAGGAAATGATTAATGCACCCACACATACTAACTTCTTTGAGAACAGAGCAACAGATTATGCTAAAGGTGCACTAAGTGGTAATTGGAATGAGGTGTGGGGTAAAGCCGCATAAATTATGGACATAGAAAAATTGAAAGACCAAATAAACTTCGTACAGATACGAAGGGATATTTGTAACTCTTGTGAACATTTGAAAACCTTTGTAGGTATAGATTCCTGCGAGGTTTGTGGTTGTGCTATATGGGCAAAGACTAAAGTTAAAAGAGCTAGCTGCCCTAAAGGAAAATGGAATGCCGAGAAAAATTGATTATGCTCATTTGCAGGTAGCTGAAACATATAGTCAACTATCCCATGCAATACGATTGAAGGTTGGTGCTATTGTTACAAAAGAAGATAGAGTAATATCAATTGGATATAATGGTACACCTGCAGGTTGGGATAATAGTTGTGAGGATCATACCTATATTGATGATATGCATGTAGAATTAAAAACTAAACCAGAAGTTATACATGCTGAAGCAAATGCTATTGCCAAGCTTGCAAAATCATCTGAGGCAGGAAAAGATGCAGATATGTATATAACGCATGCTCCTTGTTTGGACTGCGCTAAGCTTATATATACTGCGGGCATCAAAAAAGTTTTTTATCGTCATCCTTATAGAAGTACTGCGGGTATAGAATTTTTAAATAAATGTAAAGTTGAAGTGGAGCAATTATGAAAAACCAAACAGTAGGATTTACCTGTTCTACATTCGATCTATTTCATGCAGGTCACGTTGTTATGCTTGAAGAAGCCAAAAGACAATGCGACTACTTAATTGTAGGTATTCAATTGGATCCTACATTAGATCGAGAAACAAAAAATAAACCAGTGCAATCTATTATTGAAAGGCAGATACAAGTTAAAGCCTGCAGATATGTAGACGAAGTGGTCATATATAGTACAGAGAAGGAATTGGAAGATATTCTAATGACTTTGCCCATTGATACACGTATTCTCGGTGAAGAATACATGGATAAAGAATTTACCGGCAAAGATATATGCCTTAAGCGAGGAATTCGATTCCATTACAATAAAAGAGATCATTACTTTAGCTCGACAGATTTGCGAAAACGAGTGTTTGAAGCTGAAGTAAAAAAGAGAGGAATAACATGGCCAGAAAACACTACGAATGTTTCGAATGTGACGCCGTCTTCAAAATAAGTCACGAATTAGACGAAAACTACTACAAAGTAACACATTGTCCTTTTTGCGGTACTGCAATGGATGAGGAAGAAGAAGATAGATATATAGATAATAGCGAAGATGAAGACGTGTCCTAAATGCGGAACAGAGCACAAAAAACCTGGCACATTTTGTAGCCGGGTTTGTGCCAATTCTAGACAATGGACAACAGAGCAAAAGAAAGTATTCTCGCAGAAACAAAAAGAATACATGGCTAAGGATGAATCTGAAGGCCACAGATATAAAAAGTCTATACAAGTAACAATGCAACATAAGACTGGGGTTATGGGCAGGGGGTTAGCTACAGAACGTATTGAAGATGTAATGACTGACCCGGATGATTACTTTTTAGTACCACCTAGTAATGATACAGAACATATAGTAGAAGACGGGGATTACTGGGAGGTGGTTGATAACCATAATAAATACTAATTTAGAATCGGTATTTATTATGTGGATATATAAGAACGAACCGTTAGAACAGGTTCCTGAAAATGCATATGGTTATGTATATTTAATTACCAATAATCTAACAGGCAGAAAATATATAGGTAAAAAACTATTTTGGTTCAAAAAAACTAAAGTGGTCAAAGGCAAAAAGAAAAGATTAAAAGCAGAATCTGATTGGCGCACCTATTGGTCATCCTCGGACGAGGTTAAAAAAGATGTACAAGAAATAGGTGAAGAAAATTTTACTAGAGAAATACTACATATATGCCCTAATAAGGGATCTTGTAATTACTTAGAAGCCAAAGAACAAATGCTGCGAGAAGTACTTGAAACGAATCTATATTATAATAGTCAGATTCAGTGCAGAGTACATAGAACACATTTAAAGTTAGGGTAGTTCATGCAGATAAACGGAACAGGTTTTATTTTCGAAGGTGCAGGTATAAATGTTTCTCCTGTTCCCCCAGATTTAGGGATTATAAGTGGAGATGCGAATTTATCACTTGGTAGGCAGGTTGCCTGGACGTCTAACACTTATTTTTATACTGCAAATTCTTCCACATTAACAGGTTCAGATTTTCAGTATAATACCAATAATATGGTATGGCAAGTATTTTATGCACATAAGCAAATACGTCTTTTTACCGGAGCAAATCGTTGGGGCCCGATTCCCCATAGTAGCGGAAGCAATACTATAGCGTTATATCAAGCCTCATCTACAGCAACTAATACTAAATCATCTTTTAATTCTAATGTAGATGTTGCAATATCTGCTGGCATTTCTGCTAGTTATAGTGCGAATACTTTATATGAAGCAGCAACTAATAGAGCAGTAACTATTCCTGCAAATAGATATTTTTTACTTGGAATAACAGGTGGTCCTTTTTATAAAAGCTATTTAAGGACTGCAAATAATATAACTGCGGTAACTGCCGGAGAAGCAGTAGTTACTGTTCTAAACGAGGTATATGTTGGTCCTTGGCCGACGGGGCCAAGTAGAGGTATCCCTACTTTATTAGGGGGCAACACAGCATCTTATGTTAAATATACAAGTAACATTCATTATTCAGCTTTTAAATTTGAAATTGTATGACGAATGATAGATTATTTACTTACATATTACTATTAACTGCTCTAGGTATATCTGCGGTAGCAGGATACTTTTCAATCATAGGGCTTACCTTAATATTCTCAGCTGCATTTTGGCCTATTGTGACTATGGGAGCAGTATTGGAGTTAGGAAAGTTAGTAACAGCATCATTCATATATAGAATGTGGGATAGAGTAAATTGGTTGTTAAGAACCTATTTTGTTTTAAGTGTTGTAATTTTATCAGCAATAACGTCGTTAGGTATATTTGGATATCTATCTAAAGCACATCTTGAGAATTCTGCAAAATTAGCACCATTGATTGAAAAGGAAATGATTTATGATGAGAAGATCAAAGCGCTTAAAGAAACCATCGAGACTAATCGCAAAAATGTCTTACAGTTGGATGCGGCGGTTGACCAAGTTATGGCACGCTCGTCGGACGAAAGGGGTGCGGAAAAATCGAATCAAATCCGCAAAACCCAACAGAAGGAGCGCACACGAGCGGCTGATGAGATTACTAGGGCGCAGACCGAAATCCAGAAAATTACGGAAGAAAAGTCACCTATTCAACTGGAAATCAAAAAGGCTGGCTCAGAGCTGGGACCTATAAAATATGTTGCAGAATTATTCTATGGTCAAAATGATACTGAGACTATAGATAAAGCAGTAAGAATGGTCATAGTAATCCTTGTATTTGTATTTGACCCCTTGGCTATTTTATTAGTTGTAGGGGCAAATATGCTATTACGTCAGAAACCAAAGGTTAAGAAATCCAAGTATTCCATTGAAATCGATAAGAGTTCGGTGCTTTCTCTGAAGAACACAGATTTAAAGTAATATAAATATAAGGTATACTAATTAGGGAAGACAATGGCTCTAACTAAAATAAAAGCATCAAGTATAGATTCCTTACCAGTTGTTGTAATGGATGATATTTCTTTTCAGTTCGATGGAGTTAAGACGGTATTTCCGCTATCCCTGGATTATGCTAATATCTATACTAAAGTAGGATATACGATTGTTGATTCAAAAGACTTGGATGTGTCTATAAATTTTTATCCGATTGCACCATACGTAAAACAAGCAACTTATCCATGGTTAACGACTTTTGAT